TCTCACCAAATGACTGTATAGGCTTATTATCTTTTAGTAACTTTGAGAAAACCGCATAATTACGGAGTTTATTGCACTTGCTGATTGAGTATCATTGAGCCGAAATGAGCGTCTTTTAGCAAGTTTGAGCGACAAGTGAGCGACAAAAAAAGAGGTAGTTTATACCCCTTTGATTCGTATATTTTACATACAGAGTTACCGATTGACCTTTTTAATTTAAAGCCGTCCATTATCGTCACGGGCAGCTTTTTCCTTATCTTGGAACAGCTTCATTTCTACTGCCTTCATCGCCTTAGCTTCAGTCTCCTCATAAATATGCGTGTAAATATTGAGCGTTGTCTTGGTGTCGGCGTGACCGAGCCTGTCCGCTACCACTTTCGCCGCTATATCGGAGTTGATAAGCAGACTGGCGTGAGTGTGCCTCAGAGTATGCAGATGTATATTTATCTCGTCAAGTCCCGCAGTTTTCGCAACCCTTTTCATTTGTCCGGCAACCGTAGCCGTATGAAGGTAGTCCCCTTTCTCGTTTGTGAACACCGCGCCGTTGTGGACGAATACCCCGGGGCATTTTGCAATAATTTCTTCCTGCTGTCTTTTATGCTCGGCAAGCAACCCCATAATATACGCCGGTAATTTGATTCTGCGTCTGCTTTTCGTGGTTTTTGCGTCCTGCAAAACGAATTTCCGCTCCACCCGCGCCAGTGAATTGCGGACATGGATTACCCCCGTATTAAAATCAATGTCTGTCCAGTGAAGCCCGAATACCTCTCCAGCCCTCATTCCCGACGCAAGAAACAGATTCATTATAGTTTCGAGCTGGAAATTATCCTGTTCATGAAAAGCGTCGAGCAAGGCTTTACTCTGAGCTTCGTCGAGGAATTCGGCTGGCGGTATTTCCACTTTCGGAAGAGTGACGAACTGACAGGGGTTCTGCTTGATGATTTGCTTTTTGACAGCCTGCGTAAAAATTGAACTTAGGTTCAGTTTGACTACCCTAACGGTTGACGCGGACAGTTCCTTTGTCGGCGTTGCGTCGTCGAATACCTTGTTAAACGGGAGTTCCAGTGCCGCCGCTATTTTGTCGGCGGTCTCGCGGCGTACCGTTTCACCCCTCAGAAGATTAAATATTCTGCCCCTGCTTAACCCTGCTTTTTCGGCTAAATCGTTGCGCCTTATACCGTCAAACAGCGAGTGGGATTTCAGTTTGTATGTCAGTTCCGAAAATCCCGTTTGTTTCAGCTTCGCGAAATGCGCGTCGAGCATTTGCGGGGTAATATGCTTTAATTTAATATTGCCGAGTTCAGGAACGATGTGCAGATATATTACGGACTTCTTTTTATATACCACGTTCGGACGGTTAAGTGCCGGAGCCTGCGTTTCAAAATACCAGTCTGCAAGTTCTTTTAATGTCTTGTTTTCGTTGAGCGGAACATAACCGCGAATTTGCTCTTCCCACAAAACGGCATACTCTTTCGCTAATTTTTCTGCTTTGCCCTGTGTGACGTTCGGCGGGGGCTTGAAAGTCGTGAATTTGCGGATGTGTGAGCCGTCCTCGCGGTAACCGAGAGAAACGGTAATAGTAAACGTATTACCCCTTTTTCTCACTGTAGCCATTATTTTTCTCTCTCCTTTTGCGCGTCATATATTTTTTGTAAGTTTCTGCTGAAAAACTCAAGGCAGAAACTTTCCATAAACTTAGCCGCTTTCCATTCGCAGAATTCTTGAACATCGTCTGGCGAACTCTGCTTTTTCGCGTACCAGTGAACGGCGTTTTCGATTGCCGTATAAAAGTTTTTGTTTCCGAGAAGCGCGTCAACGGCGGCGAGCATATAAGGCGCGTCCTCGAAATATCCGCTCTTGACGAGCAGAAGATTGTCGAGCGTACTGACCGACAGCCCGTAGACTTCGCTTGCTGATATATTATCCATCGTTCGTGTTTGCACCGCAGTACGACCGCAAATATAATCCACCGTAGTATCAAAAAAGTCCGCTATCGCCGCCAAACTGTCAATATCAGGGCGGCTGCTCCCCTGACACCAAAAATGCACAGAGCGGACGGAAACGCCGAGTTTCTCCGCGAGTTTGCCTGCATTATCCTTATTTACAAGCGTTTTCAGCCTGTCGCAGATTGGCGAAACGTGTTTTTTCACCGTGCTGAATTTTTCCACGTCCTGCCGTTTTACTTGTCTGCCCATAAAAATTTACCCCCTTGTTATCGGATATATTTATTATAACATACTTATTTCCAAAAATCAAGTGGTTTTCGCAAATAATATGAAATAACTAAAATATTACTCAATTCACTTGACTTTTAGTAGTAAATACGTTATAATAGATGATAGTAGATACAGAAATAAACAGAGGGCTGAAATATGGAAAAGAAACAGGTTTTAACAATAAAAGAAGCGTCGCGGGAGTTCGGCTTCCCCGAGTTCGGACTTCGCGGACTTATTAAAAGAGGAGCTTTCCCCGTGATTATGTGCGGATCAAGATGTTATATCACTCGGCAGATTTTAGAGAGTTATCTGCAAAAGGGCGGTGAGGTTTATGCGAAACGCTGAATTTACCTTGTATGTCGCCTCAGAGCGCGGAAACAGAGCGAATACTGTATATCCCAAGACTGTGCGTGTCGGAGATATACAAAAGCTGGAAAAAGCTGTCACGCTCGACCATGTCTGCGCCGAGTACAAGGACGGTCACAGAAGCGAACGGAATTTTATCGCCGCCGACTGTATTCCTATGGACTGCGACAACGACGACAGCGAAAATCCCGCAGACTGGAAAACGCCCGATGATGTCAGAGCGGCGTTTCCGAGTGTTATATTTTATGCGGTAACATCAAGAAATCACATGAAAATCAAGGACGGCAAAGCGGCTCGACCGAAATATCATTACTATTTTCCGATTGATAAAGTAAGTAATGCAAAAGAATATGTAACTGTCAAACGGACAGTATGGGAGATTTTTCCCAATTTCGATAAAAACGCGCTTGACGCGGCTCGGTTCTTTTTCGGAAATGAATTTCCGGAGATTAAATTTTTTGACGGCGATATAAATCTTACCGAGTTTTTGAATAAGGTTGAGAACCAAGAACCTGAACCTATACAGCCGTTGACTGGAAATAAAAAGACCGGCTCCGGGGAACCTATCATAGACAATGACCAAGATTTTGGACAGGATAACTCACAGACACGCAAAAATAAAGGAACAATCAAAGAAGGCGAGCGAAATAATACGCTGTCACGAAAAGCGGCGCAGTTGCTGAAAAGGTACGGCGACACGGACGAAACCCGCCGCCGTTTTGACGAAGTATGCTCCAAATGTGAACCTCGCCTTAATAAATCAGAAGAAGATACCATTTACACAAGCGCACAGCAGTTTTTCCATAACGTGGTTAAGCAGTCCCCAGCGTACAAATCTCCTGACCAATTCGACGCGCCGCCTTTCGCTGTCCCGACCGATAAAGGCTATGTCATTTCACCGCCTTTGCTTTGCGATTATTATCTTGAGCGTCATACCATAATCATCGTCACAGACAGCGGAAGTCCGCGAGTTTATGAGTATAACGGCGGCGTATACGAGTACCGCGCCGAACACGAAATCAAAGCGGTGCTTGGGGCATATATAAGCGAGTTTCGGCGGGGATTGTGGAGCAGTGCAAAAATAGCGGAAGCGTACACGGCTATACTTTTAACAGCAAAACTATATGTTACGCAGAGCCAACTTAACGCCAATCCGAACATCGTGTGCCTGAAAAACGGACTCCTAAATTTAAAGGAATGGAAATTATATCCTCACAGTGCGGACAAATATTATACGGCACAGCTTGACTGTGATTTTACAGAGAACATACCCGAAACCCCAGTTTTTGACACAACACTTCATGTATATTGCGAGGGAAGCGCGGCAAAACAACGCTTTATACTCCAGTATCAAGGGGCGGTATTTTCCAATGTACCGGGATATAAATTTAAGCGGTTTCTGCTTACAATCGGCGAAAAAGACAGCGGCAAAACAATCATGAAGCGTTTGACGGAAATCTTTGTAGGAGAGGGAAATTATAATAACTGCGACCTCGCCGACCTTGAAAACAATCGGTTTGCCGCCGCAAGTCTGCATTTGAAAAGACTGTCCGGCACAAATGATTTACGCTCCGCCAAAATCCCCGAAGTCGGGCGATTGTTACAGCTTACCGGAGGCGACAGTATGAGGGTGGAGCGAAAGGGCGAACAGGATTTTTCGATGATATACACAGGATATATATGGCACGTCGGGAATAACAAACCGGTATACGGAGGCAGGCAGAACGACGCTTTGTATTTGAGGGAAATCCTGTTTGAACTCAATCACACAATACCGCAAGCCGAGCAAGACCACAATTTGCTTGAAAAACTGATTGCCGAGCGTCAGGGGATTATACTCAAATGCCTGTTTGCGGCGAGAAAGGCTATATATGAGAACGGTTATCGTTTCGATGTTCCCGCAGAGTGTGACCGCTCTAAAAAAGAGCATAAACACAGCAACAACATAGTAAGTCAGTTTTTGGAAGAGTGTACCCAAAAGTTGGACTTTTCAAATATTACCAAGCGCGAAGCGGAAAAGCACACATCAGTTAAAATATGGCAGGCGTTCAAGGCATGGCGTGATTACTGCGGAGAGTACAAAGGACTGACGCGAAGCGATTTTGAGCAGGAATTGGCGGGGATTTACGGCGTTGACATTAAAACCATCAGGGACGTTCGGCGTATCGGGGATATAACGGGTAGGTTTTATCCGGTAATGCTTAACGAGGAAGGGATTAGATACAGTGGGGACATATTTCTTTAATCTGGGTGTTTTGTTACAGAATGCTGTTACACGTAACACTTTTTGTAACAGCAAAAAACCGCTAAAAATCGGGCTTGTTACAGTTGTAACACTTTTTTATAACTCCTTGCGCGGGAAAAGAGAAATATATAAAAAAATATAGAGAAAAAAGAGAAAAGGTATAAATAGTATAAAGGTGAGTTGAAAAAAAGTGTTACAACTGTTACATTCTCTGATGAAGCCCATGTTTGCGGGGATTTTCGAGTTCCGGACTTGTAACAAAAGTGTTACCTGCTGTTACAAAAACTGTTACAAGCCCCCCGGTCTGCAGGTTCAGTCAGCCGAAAAAAATCAGCGGCGGCGGGGTTTACTTTTCCTCTCTGCAATATTCAAGAGGGTATTAACCTAAATCAAAAGTTTTCAAAAATTGCCTGTCTTACGGGAAAAAATCATCGCAGCTTGTTGCGAAAAGAAGAGGTGAAATCAAAAAATGAGCATTATTTCAAAACTTTTTTCAAGAAAATCAAATCAGCCGAAAAGCATATCCCTTGAAATTGAGAACGCTTTTTCGAGTTTCAACGGCTCGAACTACCATAACGCCGCCCATCGCGCCGCCGTTGACGCTGTTTCCCGCCATGTTGGGAAACTGAAAGGTCATTCGCGCTTTCCAAAACTGGAAAGCATATTGCAGACTTCCCCCAACAGTTATATTACCGCTTATGATTTGCTCTACAAAGTTTCGACCGCATATTTTACGCAGAACAACGCATTTATCCTAATTCAGCGCGGGACAGGCGGCATTGAAGCCCTATATAATCTGAACCCGTCAAGCGTGGAATTTTGCGGCGGTACAGACGGGAACTTATATATAAAAATGCTGTTCCATGACGGAAAACAAGTGACGCTCCCTTATGCAGATGTTATACATCTTCGGCGGCATTTCAGCAACAGCGAATTGCTCGGAGCGGACAATTCGCCTTTGTACCCGCTAATCGAAACCGCAGAAATCCTAACTCAAGCCGCCGCGAAAGCCGCGCAAAATGCCGTGAATATTCGAGGTGTGCTGAAATTTACCAGTTTAGTAAATCCAACTCAAGTCAAACTCGAAAAGGAGCAATTTGTAAAGGATTATCTTGGAATTTCCAATGCTGGGGGCGTGGCGGCAGTTGACCAAAGATATGATTTTGTTCCGACTAACACCGCGCCGTACAGCGTCCCGACAGAGCAAATAAACGCCGTCAACTCGCAGATTTACAGCTATTTGGGTATCAACCCGAAAATCGTAAACGGCGAATATTCAGAGGACGAATTCGCGGCTTTCTATGAATCGGTAATAGAGCCGTTTGCGTTGCAGATGTCGCTTGAGTTTACAAAAAAGTGCGGAGTTGACGTAACTTTTTCAAGTGAGCGTCTGGAATTTTCAAGCGCGAAAACACGAATCAGTTTACTGCAAAATCTGCTCCCATACGGCATTATCAGTATAAACGAAGCAAGGAAATTATTGGCACTGCCCGAAGTCGAGGGCGGGAATAAGCGTCTGCAAAGTTTAAATTTCGCGGATACCGCGATAGTTAATAAATACCAATTAGAACAGGAGAATGAGGAAAATGGAAAAACGCAGTTATCAAGTTCGAGCAAATGAAAATCCCCTTATTGTTGAGGGAACGGCAATCGTTTTTAACGAGCCTGCCAAAATCGGTAATTATACCGAAATTATCAGCAGGAACGCTCTTGACAATGTGGATTTGTCAGATATAGTCCTGCTCACCAATCACAACGGCGAGGGCGTACCTTTGGCGAGAAGCCCCAAAACAATGACGCTTACAGTCACGGACGAGGGACTGTCAATGAGGGCTGAACTGCCGGACACCGAAGCGGGACGAAGTGTGTACCAAGCCGTCAAAAGGGGCGATTTATCGCAAATGTCGTTTGCTTTTGACATCGCGGAACAGGACATAGACAAAGAAAAAAATCAAAGAAGCATTACAAAAATCGGCAAAATTTATGAAATCTCTATCGTAAATTTTGCGGCGTACAAACAAACCAACATTCAAACAAGAAAGGAAAATGATACCATGTTTAATCCCATCGAAAGCGCGGTTTTTGATACCGCCAAAAACACAGTAAACCCCGATTCCCACGCAACCAACGAGTATAGAAGCGCGTTCTTCAAGTCATTGTTGGGGCAGTCACTTACCGAACCCGAAACAAGGGCTTATAACGCCGCTAAAGCTGAAAAACGCGCGGACGCATTCAACACTCTGTCCGATTCGGCGGCTGTGATTCCCGAAAATACCCTGAACGAAATCATAAAAGGCTTGCACCCGCAGGGCGGCTTATATGACGAAATCCGTAAATTTTCAGTCCCCGCCAATATGTCTATTCCTGTTGGAACTCCGGCAGACCCCGCTCAATGGCACGTTGAGGGCAGTCCCGTTGACAGAAAAAATTTGACTACTCACAATGTAACTTTCGCGGCTTATGAGTTAATCAAGGTATTATCGTTGTCGGCGGCGGCAAAAAGAATGACATTACCGGCGTTTGAAGCCTATCTTACGGACGAGCTGCGTCAGTCCATAGTAGACGCGCTGGGCATGGCAATCGTAAACGGTACAGGAACAGGACAGCCTCAAGGATTACTGTCGGGTATAACTTGGAACTCAGCTAATACTGTTACCAATCCGCAAAATACCATCGTTGACGGCGTGTTGAAAACGATAACCAAACTCCCCCCAGGGTACGCGAACGGCGCGAAATTCGCCATGAGCAACGCCACGCTGTTTACGCTTCTCTATCCGGCAAAAACGAGTAACGGAGAGTATATTCTCATGTCGGACGTGCAGAACGGCTCGGTGCGGCGTTTGTTCGGATATGTGATAGTAGTCGACGACCATATTCCCGCAAATACGATTATTTTCGGCAATTTCAAGTATTACGGCATAAATATTCCTTCTTCCGTAGCAATCGAAACTTCGCGGGACAGCGGATTCACGTCTGGCTTGATTGATTACAGGGCATTGACAATTGCGGACGGAAAAGTTATCGTACCGGAAGCATTTGTAAAATTGGCGGTGTCGTAATGATACTGACGATTGAGGAAGCGCGGGACGTTCTGCGGCTGGACGGCGAAGATAACGACAATATTATAGTGCCGCTCATTGAAGCGATACCACAATATTTATATGAAACAACGGGCTACCAGAAGCGTTCGAGGGGGAACTTTTCCCCCGTGGCGCGGACGGCGGCAAGATTTATTTTGCAGCAATGGTATTTCGGTGAGCATAGTGATTCCGACAAATTGCAGAGGGTAATCGAATGTTTATTAAAAGCGTTAAGCGCGGAAAGGGATATGCCATGAACGATGATTTCTACGGTTCAAAAGCGTGGAGGAAACTGTCTAAAGCGTTTTTATGCTCGAAAAATTATATATGCGAACGGTGCGGAAATCCCGCTGAAATAGCTCATCATCGCACGTATCTGACCGCCGAAAATGTATATGACATCAACATTTCCATGAACCCTGATTTGCTCGAAGCCCTCTGTAAAAACTGCCATAATACCGAGCATTTCGGCACAGGAAGCGCGGTATCGGCTGGGCTTATCTTTGACGGAAACGGAAACTTAGTAAAGGGGTGATTATTTGTATTGCGTAATACAGGAAATTCCGCTCAAAAAACCGAACAAACACGGTGCGTATAAAAAGTTGGAAGTGTACTCTTTCGCTGTAAACGGCACTCCAAAATACAGTTATAAATATGCGGGTGAACGCTTCGGACGGGATACTTTAAAGGCTTACAAAATCAGTATCCACGAAAGCAGGCGTGTAAACGGCGTAGTTACCAAGAAACAATTCTCGGTAACTACGGCAGATTATTACAGCTTGGCTGAATTCAGCATTTGGGATTGTATGATTGACACAAAAGTTTCCGCTGTTGCCAAAAAGCTGAATACTGACGCCGAATCATTGTATACGCTCATTCAAGCGAAAGCCGAGCCGTTACAGATGCGGATAATCGCTGAATTCAAGGAAACGGACGAATATAAAGTCAAAGAGAAGAATGAAAATATAATCGCCGAATATCGTAAAAACAAGAATAATTTCGCGGAAACTTACGGCTGCGACGCGGAAGAATACGATTACTGCTATGATATATTCGGCAATCTCATGAATTCGGATTATTTTGACAAAGTGATTAACGATTATCAAAAACGGTGTAGTTATCAAAGAAAAAGCCGCAGTAACTACAGCGGCGGCAATTATAACTGGGATAATTTTAGTAGTTACTTGAATATATCAAGCGGTAACTACACGGAAGACGAGAAAATTCTTTTGAAAAAGTTTTACAGGTCGCTGTCAAAAGAATATCATCCGGATAAACCGAGCGGAGATACCGCCGCTATGAAGTTGGTAAATCGGCTGAAAGATTCGTGGGGAATATGAGAAATGTGTAGTTACTGTGTAAATAAACGCAGTAACTACACAGATACGGAGGTGGAGCATGAATTATATTAGTGAATACAACGACAAAATCCAATCGGGGGAAATCGTTGTCAGTAAACGGGTAAAGACGGTGTATAAAAGATTGGCACGGGAATCGAAGCTGAAAATAATAGATAAAAAATATGTATTTGACGAAACCCGCGCCGAGCGTCCGATTACGTTCATCGAAAAGCTGTGCCGGCACTCAAAAAGTGAGTGGTCGGGTCAGTCCGTCAAATTGGAACTCTTTCAAAAGGCGTTTATACAGGCATTATTCGGCTTCGTGGACAAGAAAACGGGTGTGCGCCGATATAGAGAAGCGTTTTTTCTTGTAGCGAGAAAAAACGGCAAAACCACGCTCATGGCGGGGCTTGCACTGTATATGCTAACCGCCGATAAAGAAGCCGGAGCGGAAGTGTACACGGTCGCGACAAAATACGCGCAGGCACGTTTGCTTTTTGACGAAAGTCACAATATGATTAAACTTTGCCCCGAATTAACCAAGCTGACCCGCAAGCGTAAGACCGATTTGTATTATACTCCTACTATGTCAAAAATGCAGCCGTTAAGCCGAAATTCGGACAGTTTGGACGGATTGAACGCTTCCTTTGTGGTGATGGACGAGCTGCACGGAATCAAGGACAGGAATTTATATGAAGTTATGCGTCAGTCACAGGCGGCGCGTCTGCAGCCGTTACTTGTGATGATTACGACCGCCGGAACTGTGCGGGAATGTATTTTTGACGATATGTACGGTCACGCCTGCGGTGTCGCGGACGGAAGCATAGAAGATGATACCTTTTTGCCTATATTGTATGAGTTGGATAATCGGGAAGAGTGGCTGAATCCTGCGGCGTGGGTCAAAGCGAATCCGGCACTCGGCGTTATTAAGAAAGCTGACGATTTAACCGCCAAAGTCGAGAGAGCGAAGCAGAATCCGAGCGAGTTAAGCGGGCTTTTATGCAAGGAATTTAATGTTCGCGAAACTGTGAAAACGGCATGGTTATCGTTCGAAGCTATAAATAACGAGGAAACCTTTGACATGGAAGATTTTCGCGGGGCTTATTGTATCGGCGGCGCGGATTTGAGTGTAACTACCGATTTAACGTGTGCCAGTCTGCTTTTTATGAAGCGCGGAGAGGATAAAAAGTATATAACGCAAATGTATTGGCTTCCCGCCGATAATTTAAGAGAACGGGTTACGCAGGACAAAATTCCGTATGATAAATGGCACGAGCGCGGACTTTTGCGGCTCTGCACAGGAAATTCTATAAACTATTCTGACGTTACGGCTTGGTTCACGGAAACGGTAAAACAGTACGATTTATTCCCCGCTTGGGTCTACTACGACAGTTATTCGGCTCGGTATTTTGTAGAGGAAATGCAGTTTCAAGGGTTCAGCATGATTCGCTGTATTCAGGGGGCGAAAACTTTAAGTTTGCCTATGCAGATGTTGGGGACAGATTTACAGGCTCACAAAGTTGTATATAACAACAATCCAGTATTAAAATGGTGCTTGACAAATACTGGTATACAGACCGACAGGAACGGGAATATCGTGCCTGTAAAAAATCAATCGCCGCGCCAGCGGATAGACGGCGCGGCGGCTCTGCTTGACTGCTATGTGGGGCTTTATGAGCATTATAATGAGTTTATCAGTGCTATATGACGGCTTAGATTTCAGCCGTCAATCATCAAAAGGGGGATTTTTATGAAACTGAAAGATAAAAAAATAGAGCTGCTGCGGTCGGTTACAGTCAAGGACACAGAGGGCTTCGGCGCGGAAACGCTTATGCCGGTTGCTCCGCCGCTGTGGGCGTACTTCCGGCAGTTGTCCGGCAAAGAGATATATGCCAACTCTGCGGCAACAGCGACTGAGCAGGTGCTGTTCGTGGTGAATTGGCGCGATGGGCTTGACACAGGGCTTATCGTGCGTTTTCGGGGGAAACTGTACGATATAACGAGGGTAGATGTTTTCGAGGGGTATAAGGGCGAGGTTGGGTTATTTTGCAGATTGAAAGAAAGTGAATAACGTCTCTATTTACTGTTGCTTAATGACCATTTATAAAATCCAAATATTTCGTTAAGAATTCGTGAAAATCTTTTTTGAGCAAATCCTTATACTCAGTATCTGTTATTGATTCTCTAAATAGCTGATAGAGTTTTTCTGATGCCATGCGTTTCTTATTTATCCATTCCGCTTTTCCTGACAAGTTATCGTCGTTTATATTTGCGGAAATCCATTTGTCCATTCTTCTTTTTCCAGTTCCAGAAAAAGCGTCTAAATTGTTTAGATAATCAATATAGTAATTGCCGTCATCATCTTTTTTTATGAAAGTTTTTATAATAACTTGATTTTCTTTATCTACAGACAGTAACCCATTATCATAAGTTTCATTTGTCATAATTACGCGAGGAAATACCGCTTTCTTGCACTCCAACTCATATGCACTTATCAGAGCAGGTCCATATACAACTTGTTCGTGGTGTAAAATCTCTCCGCAAGCCAAACCGCCTCTAAACAGAAGAGGAAATTCAAATATTGAATTGTTGTTATCCATTTCCTGAAAGTTAAGAGAGCCGATTTGAAGATTCACACAACACAAAACGAAACATAAGAACCCATCGCCGCTCTTGGGAAAACTCATCACTATACTGTCTGACATTATAACATACTTAATATCTTCCACAACATCATCTGGCACATTCACCCCCATAATACCTGCGCCTTTATTTAGGCAATATAAAGTATGACGCAATAAATCGAACACATTTCTCACGTCTATAGCTCTGTAAAATTTTATTATGTTCTTGAATCCTAATATATCCAAGAACAACACATATCTCTCTTCGTAATCAAGGTTATCAAAAGATAAAGTGCGTAACATATGCTCACGTATATCATTCTCAGTCGCTTTCTTCTTTTTCAGCTTCAATATACCATCTCTGAGCAGAGAAAGTGTAGTAATATCCACTTCATGCCATCTATCCCCAAAATTTTTTTGTATAATATTTTCTATAGCCAATTTTTCTTTGTCATCAAGGTCAGTTTGAATTTCTTTATGAATTTCCATTAATAACTCGATTTTGGGGCTTTTCTCGATTTTGGGAATTTTAGGCAATTCAATCATAATAAGTTCCTCCTTTATTATAGCACCTATTTTCTCCTATTTCCAAAAAGCATCTGAAATATTATCATATCCGCGACCTTTAAGAATGTCCGGAGTCTCTGTTAAAGACGGAAATTCATTAGACAACTCACCGCAAAGACACGATAATAACTCATCGCCTAAAATATCGGCGTATTTGCCGCGCAGAGCTTTCTCATACCAGTCAATCAAATTTGTTTCCGTAACCACGCTTTGTATATGGTTACGCCAACCAATCTGATTGAGCAAAGAAAGTATGAGTTTTTCTTCTGCATCCTTACACACGATAACCACTCTATTGCTGGATACGCTGTCAACAATTTCCTCTGCCAATTCCTCATTAAGGCTTAAATGCTTTATTTGAATGGCTGGACCCCAATTGGAATACATATCAAGCCCTCTGTCAGCGGCGTTTGTTACGCCAACACGAAATACCTGCGCACTTTGAACATTTTTAGCCGTTTCTCCATCGAGACACATTATCATTTTAGCAAAGTCAGCAAACTCTGCTAACAAATCTTGTTTTCTGTCGTTTATTGAAACTTCTATCTTTAATTCGAGAGCAGACACAAGCGTTGAAAATAGCGCATAAACAATAATTTCGTAAACTTTATCAATACTACGTTTTAAGCCAGCTTCATTGCGAAACGAATTAATAAACGTAGTAACTTTGAAATCATCGCGTGTTGCATTTAGGCAATAATTGAGAGCTTTCTCTAATTGGGTATGCTTGTTTGTAAAACGCTCATAAATATATGCTTCAACAGCACCACCCGTGCGGACATTTTCTTGACCGAGTACATTTAACACTGGAGGAGGTATTGCGTTATCATTAAACAAGTCATCCTGAAATCGCGCGCTACTGGTGCATACGCGCCCAATCAAAGCAATGCTTATATCGTCACGCCATTTCTTACTTGCATTGCGATAATCGTTGAGGTTTAATAAATTTATCGTTCCGGACAAAGTCCTATGCCGATAAAGTATTTCCGCTATCTGAATAGGCTTATATAGGTGAACTCGTGACTTTTGTATAATTTTATCAAGAGCGGTTTTTGCCTGTTTAGTGTCCATTGTTATCATTCCTTCGTTCATAAATTTTTAATGCCATAATCATTTCTTCCGCAACCGCTTTAATTACAGGAACGGCAACGCTATTTCCTGTCTGCCTTTTAATACTACTATATGGCACAACTACCTTGAAAGTGTCCGGAAACCCTTGTAATCTTAGCATTTCACGCGCAGACGGACGACGTTCGTTGTTAATCAAAATATAATTTGCCGATGCTCCCGCCCTAAGAGCGCAAGAAAAATAATGTGGAGTTATTGAACCGCCTACATTTTCATGTGTGATATAAGGGCGTTCAAGAACTGTTTTCATACGCTCAACGCGACTCTGTTTTATCTTATCGCAAACCCACAATGATGCATCTAATTCTTCCTCATTTTCGAGTATATCAGAAAGTGACAACTTTTTATACTCTGGGACAGGTGCGGGAAACAAAAAATTGACATCATCAAGAAAGCCGCATATAATAATTCTTTCGCGTTTTTGAGGTACACCGAAGTCAAGCGCATTAAGAACTTGCGAATAAACATTATAGCCCAAAGCCTTTAAATGGCTAATAATTATTTTAAATGTGTTTCCGCCATCGTGAGCAGTAAGATTACGGACATTTTCAAGCATAAAAGCCTTTGGGAGTTTATCTTTCAATATTCGTTCAATTTCAAAGAACAATGTGCCTTGCGTTTCGTGATTAAATCCCAACTTATCACCTATTATGCTAAAAGGCTGACAAGGAAAGCCTCCAAGCAAAATATCAAAATCAGGTATATTATTCGATGCTATTTGCGTAATATCACCATGAGGGCGTTCTCCAAAATTTGCTTCATAAGTTTTTGCGGCTTGTTCGTCCCATTCAGAAGAAAAAACACATTGACCACCAACATATTCAAAACCTAAACGTATACCCCCTATACCTGCGAATAAGTCTATAAACTTAAAATTATCCCATTGTGATGCTTGCGAGGATTTAACACTTACAGATGACCCATGTAAAAAAGGTTGGAAGTCAAACAGCGAAAGTTGATTGCTTGCTGTAGGACGAACTGCAGACACTTTATATTGTTTTGCTAATGTGTTTTTGCTCAATTTACGCTCCACCTTTCTTTAATAGTAATTATAGCCACTACGCATAGTATTTAGAACTTGTTTCCGCTTACATAACTCTTCCATTTTTATTCATCCTTCATAATATTTTTTAAGCATAATTTTATATAAATATTATAACATATGGAATCAAAAAAATCAAGTCATTTTTTTAATTTCAGAAATTTTTTTTAGTATCTCCGAGTATCATTTAGCAAATTTAAGCGACAAATGAGCGACAAAATAAGCAGTATATAAGTT